TGATGCCTGCCGCAGGATTGATAAATACAACCTTGTTACTATCGCACAAGTAGATTAATGCCCAAGCTAAACGTCTGTTGTTAAGATCATCGAAGAAATCGACATTCTCATCAGTTACGTTAGCATCGAAAATCGTAAGAGTACGATCTTCGTTAATTCTGATAGGTAGACCGCAGCCGATTGGAGAATCAACTGTAACCGGTGCGCCCGCAGGTAGAGCAATTCGCACGTCTTCGATAAGTGTAGCTGTTCCTGCTGTTAGCAAATCTTGAATTTCTGAAGCTGAAGACGGATCTACAAGAGTAGTACCGCAAGCCCCAACGATCATCGCAGGAGAACCACCTAAAGAATAGACGTTGCAATCAACCAAATTGTGCGATGGTAATGCTTCATCGCAATATGATACGCAAGCCATTATTTTATGGGTTTACGTTTGTATCGATCAGTTACATTGGTCGAATCGATTTGCACCAACAGTTGCACAAGATAGTTGCAAATATAACTATCCATTTTGATCTAACAAAATATCGTTATTCTGCAATAAGATTTGATCTCCGTTTTGAGTTAGCAAGCCGTTAACAATATCATTCGGAACGGATGGAGTACAACCTGCTTCAACACCTGAACAATCGACCTTAACAAGTTTGCCCGTTCTCATGTATAGTTCAAGTTCCAAGTCACCTAAATCGTTAGCATCGTTCCAAGTGATCTCAGGGAATGAATCTTCTACCGGTGCGTATGATTGCCCATTAATGAATAACGCATCAAAGAACAAAGCCTTAGACAAGAAATCGAATACGTATTCAGGTTGTTGCGATATGCTTAAGGTCTTGCGTTTTGATACGTCAGCATAAGCGGTCTTTCGTGTGCCGTCTGAATATCTGAACAAGTCAACGTCTGCATCGTATTGCGCTCGGAACAATCTACCTGCAACACGAACACCTGGTAAGAAGTCGGTATTTGTAAAAGTCATTCCGAATTGATCCTGACCGTTACACCCCTCGATTTTAAAGTAGGTCACTCCGTTTATACATCCTTCGAATTCTCCGATCGTAATTGTTTCCGAGAATAGATCAAATGAAACATCAGAATCTACGGGACTGATTTGAACCGAGGTAAACGCCAAGAACCCACCAACTCCAACACCGCCCGAAGTTAACGCACGACATTGGATCTCTAAGTTAATCGGTGCTGCTCCAGTAGCAATAATAGAAGTTGAAAATACTCCTTCAGTATTGAACCAAGCCGTAACGGTGTCACCTGCAACAATTCGATATTGAACGGTTTGGACATCGACATCGGTTAACTGAATGTTGTATTCTACATCTTGACATAACACCGATTCAGAAGTAAGCGTGTAGGTATTCTCATCGTCCTCATCGATCGTACATGAAGCGTATTGAGTTGTTATGTCCCAAGTAATATTCTCCTCGGTTATTATCCAACCTTCTGAACCGTTGATGAAGAAACCATTCTCCAATCTGAATTGGCTGCAAGTATTTGTACAGAAGTCAGCAACAGCAATCCGATAGCATCCGTTGGTTAAGTCTTGAGCATTGACATCTAAACGGATCGTAAGTACATTCTCGGTTACTTCGATATTTCTTACTGCCAATCCATCAATGGGTAGTAGTGTTTCAGGATCTACAAAAGCAATTCGTGTTTCTGTTGGTATGCCTTGAATTTGTACATCAGCACCAAAGCATCCAATAAACTGCGAACCCGTGATTGTGATGTTTGGAGTAAAGTCACCACCCGTTACAATATCAGTCGAGAAGTAAAGCGTAACCGTTCCTGCTGAAGAAATAAATTGAGCGTCACTACCTTGAAGTAATACCGATAACGTGCCTTGAGTAATCGATTCAACAGTAATCGTTACAGCGAATACCGAATAAGGATAGTCGGCATTGAAAGTAAACGAATAGAACCCCGTTGGATCAGCTTCTTCAGCACACACAGATCCGTAACTTTCAGTCCATGCTTGGATAGCGGCTTCATTGTTAGTGTAAGCAGGATCGCAAGGTTCTGAAATCAGTTGGATAAAAAGTTGATCGTTTACATCCACTGGCATCGAATACCCTTGATCGCCACAGCCGCAACCTTGTGAGTTAAGTTCTGATTCGGTAAATAACGGAATCGGTTGATTAGGTGCTATTATGTAACTCATCGAAGTATCTGATTTGATTTTAAGACAAAGTTAGCGTTTTGCCTTGTGAAAGATTGAATCTCAAGTGTTTTGATGTAACCGTTAATTGCAGCGTTAACATCTGTGGTTCGCCCTAATTGAATCGGTGAAGATGTATTACCTAAAATCGAATTGATCTCGACCATTGATAAAGGGCGTTCGAAAGTGTAAAGAATATTCCGTAAGGTTTCAGGATCTACCGGCTGAAGAATTGACGGTTCGAATGGAACACCGATACCTGCAAACTGTGTAAACCGATCTACTCCATCGATGTTAAGCGTATCAAGAATAACCTGATTGGTTAATGGACCAGGTGTTTGTTGCTGCCCAATTAAATCGCATCTAACTCGATCGCCTTGATTAAGAGCAAATGTTTCGTTCATGAACACGTAGATCGGATCGATGTTAAAATCATTTACTCCATTTCCTTCAATGCTATTGTATAACTGATCTTGTGCGTTAAAGACTCTTAGAACGGGAATAATTGTTCTTGTACCAGTTGCTAAAATATCTTCCAATACAGCCGTAAAAGAAAAACTATACACACCTGCATACGGAGCAACATAAGTCCTGCCTAATAAGAAGTTAGCGTTCGGTGTTACAGCCGTCCCAAATACAATGTAATCTCCCGTCCAATCAAAATAACTTGCAGGTTCTTCATCAAACTCCCAAGATTGAGTTGGTGAAGCATCCATCTTGTAGTTAAAATCCGTGTCTAATGGATCAAACCCTGCAATGTATTCAGCCAAACTATTCGGAAAACCACCTAACCAGTTACCGCTTACTTGCTCATTAGTAAACTCAGCATTGTAAACGGTTTGACCTAACGAAAGTGGATCTCCTTGTTTTGCTTGATACCTATCTGGTCCAACAGTCGGAATTACATTGCTATAAATCGCAACCGGATTAGTCATGTACTGTTCGGAATTAAATCTGTAGATGTCCTCAATAACATTAGTATCGAATACAACTTCATTACTTTGAAGATCTAATTCAGTACCCGTGTTGCACGTTCCGATCATACCAAACACTTCATCCCGAAACCCAAAGAACGGCACTTGTAAGAACGTACATGCTGTATCTCCACCGTTGCACTCAAACTGTTCAAGATAAGGAGCGTTCCCGAATCCGATCGTTGCGTACAAAGAAGTCGTATCGACTGACATCTTAATGTTAGGCTGATTAAGTAAGCTTGCAGAATCGTTTGATTGAAAGAAATATTCAGCAGGTTCAATCCTTAACAATGGTCTTCCATTAGGTTGACGTTCGAACCCCATTCCGAGCCTTGTCTTTTTACTAAGTGCAGAAAACAATTGCTCGAATGATACAATCGTTTCCGTAGAATCCCGATTGAAAATAGCACGACCGTTTGTAAGCATTACTGTTTCAGATGGTGCAGTTGGTACAGTGTAAAAGTCAGAAGCAAAGTCTACCAAGTTATCACTCATACAATTCACCAAATGCTCAAAAGCCTGATAGACCGTAATTCCTTTAGGATTCTCCGTTCCATAAATACCCGTTGGAGGGTTAAACATTTCAATCTCTTTCGGTGTCGGAGGTGTCGTGTCTAAAAAGTTCTTGGTCTTGGCTGATGCTGTACTAAACGGAATGCCTTTGTTATTGTTAATCTTGGTGCTGAATGTTTCATCGTAAAGCTTGGTGGTTACCTGGCACTTGTCAAGGTTAAACGAACACTCGGAAAGAATGAACCACCCATCGACCAATGTAGTAAAACCACTCGCACATTTATAAAGAACCTCAACAGTTACCAGATTGCATGTACCTTGAACAAAAAGATCAAATAGATAAGAATATGTTAAGCCGCCAAACAGCAAGTCGTTATCAAACGAAATCAAACGAGCGTTGAGGTTTGTATCTTCATTGATCTTTACGCCAAACTCATCAGGATTTAACGGCTGTCCTCGATCTTCACCGTCCAATAAAAATCTTAATTCCTTTGCCATTGATAGCGTGTGTCTGTTTGATTTGATTTGTAGCCTTTAGTCCCTGAACGTCTAATGTCTTTTCGAAGTCCTTTTATTTCGCCCTCCATTGTTCGAGCGTTTAAAGTTGCATTGACTACTACTTTATCGGATCTTCTGTTAGTACCGGATAGGATTGAAGCAATGCGTGGCTGAATGTATTTGCGTTCAAGTAGTCTGTGGAACTCAGCAGTAGATCTGTTCAATGCAGAAACCTCTTCACCGTGCCGTCTTGTTTGGTTGCGGTTAATGATGTACTCTCCTTGTTCCGCTTCGATTAGAGTACCACCGTCACGATGTCGCTTGCCTCTTACTTCACCACCCTTTTCAAACTTAGGTATCGGTTGTGATGCGATGGCTGCAATCTGAGCCGCCCCAAGAATACCGGCTGCAACCTGAAAAGGAATAGCGGCAGGATAACCAAGTTGCGCTCCAGTCTTAACGATCGAAACAGCAAGATCGATTCCTGCTTGGAACAATGCTAAAGCCTTATCTCTACGGGCTTGCTTTTGCTTTTCCTGACTTATTCTTTTATTCGCCCGGAACTCAGCCGCCTCACGTTGATTCTGCTTATCTCGTTCGGTGTCTAATGATTTATTAATTGCATCGATTTCCGCTTGACTACGATTGTTAATATCAGAAATTGATTGCTCTGTTTGCAGTTTAGACAATTCGTTTAGTTCGGTTGCTAAATCTGCAACCACGGAAACATAGTCTTGAACAATTCGAATTGATTCTTCTGCCGTCTTTTTACGTTCGGCTCTGATCGCTGTTTGTGTTTGGGCTTCGATTAATTGTATTGCAGTTGCCTCTTCTTGCTGATCGTCAATAGATGAAATTGCTGCTAACTTTCTTGCCTCACCTTCCAAACGAATCTGCTCAATACGTCTTGTAAGAGTATTCTGACCTAACTCAATAGCAGTATCGTTTACGTTCTGAAGAATCGCTATCTGTGCTTCAGCAGATTGAACTCTGATCTTTAGTAATTCTTTTTCTTTTTTCTGTTCTGCTTCGCTTAACTGAATTGTTCCGGTAAATCTTTTTGATTCAAGTTTAGTAATTTCTTCAACAGTTTCTCTTGCATTCTTAAGTCTTAAAACCTTAATGTTATTCTCACGGTCTAAAGCTTCTTGTTGCAATTGGAATTGTAAGTCGGTAGTGTCGATTCCTGCTTGACGAATAAGAGTTTCGTTATCTGATAGGATCTTTAACTTACGATTAGCAAAGTCAAGGAATAGTTTCTCCTTTTCAATTTCTAACTTAACCGTGTTCCTGCCTTCTGCTTCACCTAATGCAATGGCTCTATCAATAGCGGCTGCCCTTGCTTCAACTCTTCGCTCTTCAGATTTTATAAATGCTTCAACTACTCCTTTATTTTTTTGAATCTCTTTTGCAGGATCGATAAGATCTTGAATCTTGCTGATACCTTTAATTAGTAAGTTGATCGGCACTAAAGCCTGATCGACAATAGCCTTACCGATCTTAAAGAAAGTGTTCTCAGGTTTAAACGCTGCGAAGTCGCTAAATGCTTTCTTAACCTTATCAAAGTTCTGAACCAATGCAATAAGACCGATAACAATTAGACCGATCCCCGTTGCAGCCAAAGCCAAACGAAATGCTTTCAATGCACCCGTTGATGTTCCGACAACAGCGGTATAAGCCGTTTGTGCTGCCGTAGCAATTGCAATCTTAGCGGCACTCTGTCCAGTTACAAACGCATTGATCTGTTGCAATCCGTTAAGCAATGCCAAAGCAGAATTGGTCTTAGCGATGGTCTTCTGTAACTCTTCATTATCTTCAGCGAACAAACCTACCGCACCTTGTACGGCACTAAACGCACCTGCTAAAGTTTGAGTGGCATCAATAGCCGCATCGAAAACAAACGTATCTGATGCAAGTACACGCACTCGTTCTCGTGTATCTCCAATCTGATCCTCTAACCTACCTGCCGCAATCGCTAACTTATTGAATTCAGCAGTTCCTTCCTTGCCTTGTTGTTCAAGTAATGCAAGTTCCTGCTTCAGACCTCTAAGTTGTCCGGTTAAGCTTTTGGTATTTGAAACCGTTTTACCTTCAGCCTTTGCGAGTTGTTCGGTTTCTTTGGTTAGTTTGGCTAACTCGCCATTGACAATAGCAATCTGCGCCTGGTTCTTTTTGAATTCATCAGTTTGCTTCTTGCCTGCTGCAATCAAATCAACCTGCTCCTGAATTAACTTCTGTAATGACAAAGCAAGTTTATCAACTCCTGCCGTTTGATCGTTCAAGGCTTTTTTAACTTCAGTTGATGCAAATGCAGCCTTTGCCGCCTTACCCGTTTGAGTATAGGCTTCAGTCGCTTGGTTAGCTGCCTTAGTAGCCGAATCGCTTATAGTGGTGTTAGCTTTCTGAATTTCTGCGACATCAGCCTTGTAGCCGTCCGCTTTCAGTTCTAACTCAATTATTGCTTTCTTTGACATTGCGCTTATAGTAGTCCTCAAATTTAAGCAAATAAGTCGCTATGTCCGACCGTTTCAATTCCTTAAATTCTTGAACGTCACCATCGCACAAAGACATTAGTTGTTCATCGAACGCTGTCTTGATTTTGGACTTGATGCCGCTAAGTTCAAATCGAGCAATGTTAGTTGTTGATTCAACGCTCGGAGTTGGTTGGCGTTGTCTTCCCACAATTCCTTGAAGTCGGTTGCTGACATACTCACTAATGGAACGAGAAGCGGTAACTCCAAACTCGTAAAAAAACCGTGCGAATCCTCCTTAGTCATTCGCTCAAATACTTCGAGTTTAGATTTGTGAATGTCCAGTGTAATTGATTCGATCGGCTCATCATCTCTTACGATCCAAATAGCTGCGATGTTAAGCAGTAGATCTCGATGGATGATGTTACTCTTACGCTGTCTGATTAAATGTACGCACGTTGAAACAACAGCACTATTCTGAGGGTTGGCAAGTCCTGAGTGAATTGCTTTCTCCATTACCTCTAAAATCTTTTCAAGTTCGCCACCGGATAACCCTGAAGATAAAAGTTCCTGCAAAGCCATCATCTCACTGAAGCGATCAAGTGGTAGGTTAGTATTCTTTGGGAACTTGTAATACTTATGCCCGTCTTTTTCGAACAGAAACACCATCGACTGATTACGGTGCTTAACTGGCTTTGAAAAGATTCGTGATAGTGTTTTTAAGAATTTGTGCTTTAACATCGGTTGTAGTGCCTTTAAATGTTTTGTATTCAAGTTCTCCCATTTGCATGATGTGAATCACTCCGTTAAATTCGTACCAATCAGTTACGAGTTCAAAGTTTATGTGGACATCAACAGTCCCCAAGTCGATTGAATTGGCTTCTTTGATAATGTCATCTTCCGTATTGGGCTGATGCGTTACGTTGGTTTTAAGGGTTACCCAAGCTGCCATAGTTACCATTTACCTTGTGGACACTCTTCTTCTTCAACTCGTCTTTTAGCAGGTAGAAAACATCCGCAATCATTACAGACGTTTAGGTATTTGTTTCTTAACGGACAGGTCTGGCAATGCTTCTTTCTTTTTGCATTTAACAGCCACGAATCAGGAGTATCGATAATCAACAGCCCCCAACCTTTTACGATGTTACGAATCGCTTTAAGTAGTTTCATCAGGTCAGATTTGCAACAACATCCAAACTATCAAAGGACTTAACAACATCAAAACAAATCGATGTGTAAATATCTTCACCAACAGTTATGTCGATGCGTGTTTGGTTCGGGCTTTCCGTATCAGCGGTCAACCATAACGTGTAAGCCGAACGTGGATCGATTAAGAAATCATCGAAGCTAACCATACCCGATGAATCCGAATCAACAGAAGCACCTCGGATCGCTTGGGTTGCATTGTTCTGAATCCAAAGGTTGAATGTAGTCGATGGAGTAACAGTACCAAAGTCAATCGAAGCGACACAACTTGGAATCGTTCCACCATTAAAACAAGTATTGCAAACAGCCATATCAAGACGTTTTAAGTTGTAGTTTCTTTGCCGAAAGATACAGTTTTAATTGTTTGAGTTGTATCTCGTCACAATGTGCGTGCATGAGAATTTCTAACCGTTGAACCTCCTTGTTGTTGTTGACCATTGACTTGACTTCAAACGGCATACCTGCACAAATCCAACCGAATGAAGATGAGAAGTAATAGTTCTTTTCAGGAGTTAATAGTTTGAGGTAGTTAGATGAATACGTTTCGACTGTTATCATAAGTAGGGTTTAAGGAATGCGTTTACAAAGTTGCGGAAATTATCCAAGTGATCGGCTTGTTGGTTCGGATCGTTACGGTTTGCCTTGATGATATGCTCACCATCCCATCGAACACGTTTAAAGTCATTAACTGCGTTCGGGCATTTATGGGCGTTCACTTTTACTTTAAGCTTGTAGAGTGCCGAATTACAATCAACACGGCTGTTAGTGTGCAGTGGGTTGCGTGGCACTATGAATTGATTGTCTGATAACCTCAACGTGCGTTTAATCAAAGCGAATGCGGATAAGTTCTCCATTGAATAACTGTTTCGTCTCGTTCCGGTATTGTCTCCAGTTATCTTAATCAGCCCTCGTCTATTCTCACCAACAACCGATAGTATCGAATCGCATAACTTATTGATGTCACCGTTGGAGATCCTGAACTGATCAACTATGTACGTATCTCGACCGTCCATCTGAATGACCAATCCACACAACGGCTCTACGTTAAAGTCAATCGAGAATATTACGGGGCGGTTAAGGTTTAACTCAATTGAATTATCGATGTGCTTATCATCGTCCCAATTGTAAAGGAATGGGTTATCTACCGCCTCCATTACATCCCAATCGCCCTCAACGAATCGAGCGTATTGAACGGGCGGCAATGACTTAAGATTATCGATGTATTCTTTCGGGATATACTTGTTATCGGTTATGAACGATGGTATGTAAATCCAATTGCCTGGAAGCTTATCGTTTCTGAATGGTTCGTAAAATAACTTCTTTGTCCAGTTCTGTGCAGGGTTTAAAGTTGCCATTACTACCATCGGAGGCTTACCGTCTGCATTCAACCAAGTGCCGGTACGTTCGATTGCTTTATAGAATGCTGCTTCCTGACATTCGTTGATCTCTTCGAATCCAAAGCCGTTCGCCTCCAATCCCTTAAATCGGTTTAAGTCCTTATCGGTTTCAAATGATTCAGCCATGAACATAATCTCAGATCCGTTCGAGAAAGTCAGTACATGAGTGTCACCGTTCCAAGACTTGATGTGATGCCTTACCCCATTGTCAAGTAAAGAATTAAACGATGGTAAAGTGTTTCGTTTAAGGTCAGGCAATGAACGTCTGATAATTACCCACCTCGATCGTCTGAAGTTTAAGGCAAGCGATATGAATGTAGTAAGTAAGCAATAAGTCTTACCGCCACGAATAGCCCCTCCAAATATTACTACCTGATAGTTGCCACTTGTCGCTGCTTTATACGCCTCACTTTGTTTCTTGGTTAGTGCTATCACTATCGAGCGTTATCACTAATGGAGCGTTAACAGTTGCATCAATTTCTTTCTTGTCAGTTAGTCCTAAATCACGGGAGATGATGTTCGCATTTAATAGACCAGCAGCAGCACCACCAAACTTTTGCTCTTTGATATTTCTTTCTATACACGTAATGATCTCACTAAAACCTTCACGGCTTTTGTATTTATCAATCTTTTCCCAACAAGAAAGCCCACAAGCCAAAGCAAAACCATCTTTAGTTTGCGCTCTCATATGTGGTATTTCAACCTGAGTTGCATCCTTACCACGATAATCTATTTCGATCAATGGATTATTTCTACACCATTCAGAATATTCCCAGTAGTTTTCTAATAGCTGTTCAGGTGTTTCGATTGCATAATCTCTACCGTGTTTAGTTCTAAATAAATAGAACTTATTTCCTTGTGGTGCTGCCATATCAGTTAATCATTAAATTGACACCTGCACATAAGATAGTAACCAATACTACCCATGCGATGATTTCTATTAGTGTTACGTCTTTCGGCATCTTCACGTTACAAAGTTAGTGATTAATTGATTCAATCGTTTAAGGTATAATATAGGTCAATCAAATGCACATACTTCGCACGGTTGCGTTTCAGTTCCAAGTGAATCCCTACCAAACTTTGTGTAGAATTCTGTTTTATCTCTACCCCAATGTTTTTCAAGTTCATTGCTTAAATCAATCGCTTTTTGCCAATAGTCAGGAAAGTGCTGTTTTACTTTATCAAAATCGCTGCTTTGCATATTCTTACAAGGCAGACAGTTGTTGTGTGGAAACGTTCTGCTTCCATCGGTGTTTTTGATGTCATAGATTTTCGGATACCAACCTATCTGATTTTTTACAATCTGAAAACACCATTCGTTCTCCTTGTTTGAAATCGGGAAAGCCTTTGTTGTTTTGGTTTCAGGATTTTTTTTGTGCATATTCCTAATCCTTCTTGATTCTTCTTTCACATATCCAACCAAGTCAACATCAATTGCATTTTCTTTTGCATACTTCATCATCGGTTCAATCTTCAAAGCCCGTGTACAAGGTGCAATAATTGGATGAGGTATCATCTTTTGATCTCTGAAAAATTCTAAAACGCTGTTATTGGTTTGTGAGTAAATCACATTCGAAAACTTTGTTTCAGCATAAGCAATACCCGCAATCACAAATGGTAATGTATCGGGTGAATGTTCGTCAAAGTGAGCATAAAACAAATGCAATTCTTTAGGCTTAAGTTCTTCTGGATATAAAGCAAGACAACACAATACAGCCATTGAGTTTATGCCACCTGAAAGACCGATCAGAACTTTTTGATTTGAATAGTCTATGTAATTGGTGAATAGTTCTTGCTGCATTGTTAGTTGTGTTTAGGGTTGGTTATTGACTGATTCTTTTAAATCCAAAACTTTCAGGTATTTCTGTGATGTCTAAGTTTCCGTTTGACATTAACTTCATTGCATCAAGTGTGATCTTTGCGTTGGCTATGATCTTATCGGATATGCCTATGATAGCATCAGCACGTTTCGATTCCGATTCGATTTTCTCGTTGGTAAGTTCTTCGTCATTCAATCGCTCCAGTGCTGTAAATAGATGATCGTTGAGGTCAGTTAATTTGTTCTTAGCCATTTTTTAAGGTTTTGATTTTTCTTCTGATTTTGATTTGCAATCGTTTTGCTTCTACTATTTCGGGCATTTCCCTTGATACCTCAACGGGTATATCGTAACGGGTTGACAAGACATCTCTGATGTAACAATCTTGTAATTCTTCACGATACTTTTTTTTAAAGTGTAGTTCCAACTTCTTTAGTTTTTCTTTATTGTCAGGATTTGCCCGATAGTCTTTGGAATATTGCAGCTTATATTCTCTGTTGTCCTGATAATGTTTTATCGCTCTTGGCTTCGCCTGATTCCTTCCACAAGGTTTACAATAATTACCGATTCTGTGCTTGTTTCTTGCTTTGCTGAAGTAGGTTGGATATTCTGCAACTTCTTTGTTCTCTTTGCAGATTGGACAAACCTTATGAGTAAATGAAAATTGAATTATTGTTTGGCTCATTAGTTCCGGATCTATTTAAAACAATTCAAGCTGTACTGGG